GTCACTTCTTTTTCTTCGCTTTCGCTTTCGCTTTTGTTCCAACGTAAGCAGCACCAGCCAAATAGGCTACGGCTGTACCTGCAATAAGCGATGCGATAGCGGGACGTTTTTCTTTAGGGCGGAATCCAAACACACCCTTTATAAACTCTTCACGTTCATGCTGATTGTTCATCTCAGCAACTTCCATGTACCAAGGCTTCCATGCCATATAGACCCCTTTATCGCAACCAGTGGGAACTGTAGTCAGGCACCGCAGCGGTGTTCTGATATAGCAATGATAAAGAAGAAAGGCCCCTTTCGGGGCCTAACTCTCTAGTTCTTTTTAATCTTTTTGGCTAAAGCCTTATCTAACTTTTCATCTTCTGTTCGAGATGGCTTCTTCTTATCCATAGCCTTATCAGCCTTGGCAAACTTCTTCTTTTCTGCTGCAGTCATACCTTTCATGACCTTTGCATCCTGCTTCTTATCTGACACCTTTGCCATTAAATTACTTTTTTTTTCTTTTTCTTAAGCGCTTTAAAATCTGCGCCAGTAATTTTGTCAGCAGGCTTTGCAGCACCAGCAATCTTCTTCTGCTTAGGGGTTAATGATTTCTTCACTTTTTATCCTTTTTCTTCTTAGGGGACTTCTTCTTGTCAAACTTCTTATTAGCAGCAGCAAGAGTCTTCATGCCATGCTTATTCTTTGGTTGACCACAGCCACAGGTAGCACACATGGTTACTTACACTTCTTGCATTTGCACTTACAAGCCTTGCCTTTACATTTTGCTTTAGAACATCCGCATCCAACGCACATAATTATTTACCTTTCTTTCCTGTACAAGCAGAGCATTTGCACTTACACCCGCCACATGATTTACACATTACTTGCTCGCTTTCTGCTTAGTTTGTTTTTTTGATTTTGGAACACCTTTTTCAGGAACGCAGTTTGGAACTTTTCTTCCGTTCTTCATCTTCATTCCTACCTGAGTATAACCTGTCCAACATGGATCTGATTTTGCCATCAGCAATCCCATTTTCTTAATGCTAGTGCCTTACGAGTTGGCTTACCGTTCTTTTCCATTGCTCCAGGCATACCGCCCATTCTTGCACAAAATGATTTACGACGTGCTGCTTTCTTAGGAGACTTCTTGGCTTCTTTTGAAGACACTGGAGGTTTTAATGTTCCGCCAGTTTCACGCTTGTATGATGCACGACCTTTTGCATTTAATCCACCCTCTGGATTTTTACCTTCTTTGCGTTGCCACGCTGCGGTCTTTGCCATTATCGTCCTTGACTTCTATGAGGATTGTTTTTGTGCCAACTCTTTACAGCCTTGACACCCTGCTTTACAGTAGTGGATCCACCCTTTTTTGTAAGGTTAATCTTGTCCCACTTACCTTGATTGGTATTGGTGTGTTCTACAACTACGTCGCCCTTTTTATTTTTGGAAACTTTATGAGTAACTTTTGCCTTTTTTCCAGGAGTTTTAATACCAAGAGTTACTGGCTTCTCTGGTTTTTTATCTGCCATTAGGCCACCGACTTCTTGTGTGGATAACGGATTTTGGCTTTAGGTCTCCTTATTATTGAGCCCTTTTTCTTTTTTAATTTTGCCCCACCAGACTCATACTTACTCTCGGTAAGACCAGTTTGAATATTTTTCTGGGGCGATTTACCAGCCCGTGCTCCAATTTTTGAGTGATGTGCTTTCATTACTTCTTCTTACTCTTCTTAGACATTCCTGATTCACTCATTGCAATAGCAACCGCTTGCTTCTTTGATTTAACTACTGGGCCCTTTTTAGATCCGCTATGAAGTTTGCCTTCTTTGTACTCCTTCATTACCTTCTCTACCTTGCCCTTAGATTTCTTCGCTGCCATCGTCGTCCTCTTCTTCTAGGTCTTCGTCGAACAGGTCTTCGTCGAAGTCCTCTAATTCTACATCATCAAACTCAAAGAGCGAAGGGTTTAATTTTTCTTCAAAATTTCCCATATGTATTCCTAGTTGGCGTAGGCTTGAAACTGAGGATCGTTGACAAGTTCTTCTGCATTTACTAAGTTGCAATCAATTGTAACAACTGCATAGTTATCTTTATAACGTCCACGAGGAAGTACACGAGTAGGTACAAATACTTCATTCTGGAATACAACACGGTCCTTGATATGCGTACTTGGGTCTCCTACCATTGCTGGAAGTAGACGATTTATATCTGCAACAGAAATTACGAGGCGCAAAGTATCTACTACGTAAAAACCTCGTTCATTCATTATGTTAGTACCACGAAGTTGTTGCGCCATAATTACTGGCATATCAAAAGGTTCTTTCCAGCGACGGCCCTTGCCAGTTACTTGACTAGATGTATCGTAAATATCATCGTAGACTTCAGTTGGATTTGCATCTAGATACGCCTGATCCCAAACCCACCAGTCAACTTTTGTGCCTACAGGATCACGAAGATCATCAACTATGCCTTCATTAATAGAAAGGTTTTCATAGTCAATCTTAAATCGTCCTTGGACTTTAGAACCACGCATAGGTTAATTGTGAGGGTAAGTACGATTAGTTACAGCCTTAATTATTCTGGTTTTAAAGAATTCCAGTAAGATACATAATAATTCATATCTAATGGAAACCGTTTTATGTGTTTTGCTATGGCTCCAGTATGAGCGTGTATTGGTATTCCAGCCTCTTTTACTTTTCTAAAAAAAGCAATGTCTTCACCAACAAAGTCTTTACCAATACCAGGTTTTTCAGCAAAGACTGATTGATTTGGAAATTTTGTTCTTAATTTTGACACAATAGATCTATGCATAAGTACTAACCCCATTCCTGCAGAATCAACTTCTATTACTTGATTTTCAGGTAAAGGGTGTATGTATTGTAAGGTGTGTTCGTCAATGTTTTTAAATATGGCTGGAAAAGGTTGCATAAGTACGTCACCTGTACTCTTAGAAATAAAATAAATTCCACTTACTATAGGTCTAAGATCTTTATCTGCTGTATCCCATAACTTTTTTACTATATCTATAGATAATGAAACATCTGAATCTATCCACAAAAGCCAATCTATATCGGTAGAATCTGCCCAATTATCAAATAATATCTGTCTTTGTTTACCAATTTGATTGCCTTGAACATTCATTGCAGCAAATATATTAATACCGTTATTTTTAGCATTAAGTATTACCTGGATTAATCCTGCAGCAAATGTTCCATCTACTAAACCGTTATCACACCAACCAATAACTACTTTTTCTTTAGACTTAGTATTTATTACGCTCCCCCTTTTTAGTAATCTATACTATAGGAGATTCTACCCAATTTGTAACAGACTCATCCCAAACATAGTTTTTTGGGTTTTCTGGGTCAAAAGTTGGTAAATCAACTGGAGCCTTCCAATAAGATACGTTGTGACTTATCCAACTAGGATAAGGTTTACGTTGGATAAAGACTCCACCTACATATTTACCACCAGGTTCTGCTGGTTCGTCTGTGTATTCTACACAGGTTTTACCAGTAATTGTCTCAGCAATAGTCAAAGATGCAGCAACAAGTGTATTAGTAACAACGTCATTTTCAATTACTGCAAAAGTTGCCATTATTTATACCCTTTCATATGAGGAACAAAAAAATTAATTATTTTAATTTTATCAAAATTAATAACGTAACACATAGACCACTCCACCTTGTCCAGCACTACCAGATCCACTCTGGTAATAACCACCAGTGCCACCATTAGAACGAGCATATCCTGCTGCAATGATTGCAGAGTTAGCAGTAACACTACTGCCACCAGACGTGCCACTTACTGAACCAGGTGATGAAGCCGCCGCATTTCCTGGAACATTCCAAGTACCGCCAGTTGCTGTTCCACCTGCACCGCCACCGCCATAACCAAGTGAGCCATTAGTTGGGGATTTTCCACCAGTAGCAGTAATTCCACCAAAGGTGGTTGTTCCTCCGTCAGTTCCATTTGTTCCACCAGGTCCACCAGTACCATTAGCACCAATAGTAACTGGAAGGGAACCTGTAAGTGCTATGTGTGACGCTCCAGCACCGCCGCTACCGCCACCAGCACCGCCACCGTTACCACCACCGCCACCGCCACCGCCACCGCCAGCAGCCATAACATAGGCGTAACCAGAGGTTGATGTTGTTGTATATGTTGTTGAAGATGTAATTGTATCCAGAGTCCCACTAACAGCAACGGGTGCTACAGCAGACGCTACTAATGTAATTGTAACAACAATACTTGTACCAGCATCAGTCCATAGTTTTATACGGTTTACAGCAGAAGGAATATTTACGGCTACAGTTCCAGAAGCAGTTTCTGCTGTAGCAACTACTGTTGTTTCACTTGACATAAATGCAACTCTTGCTAGTACCGTAGTAGCGCAAGTAACAGTATAAACAGCAGCAGTTAAAGCCACTGTTGCGGAATAGTTTGTGTTTGCCGCAGGTACTGTAACAGAACTTGCGTTGGGTCCTGCAGTAACAACATTAAGTTTAGATATAGCCATTATGCAATCTCGCTTCCAAATGCTGAAAATGAAACAGTTGCAGTTGATGCATACACGGTTACTACGTCGGTAGTAGCAAGAGTAATACCTAATGTAAGGGCTGTCGTATCATTTGCAGCCACAGTTGCATCATAAGAAACGTAGTGCTGTGCTGCAAGTGTTGCACCAGCAGGTCTTACAGCAACCCGAAAAGTAGCAGCAGAGGCTGCTTGATTACATACCGTGATTGTGGATACTACCGTTGAAGTAGCGGAGGGTACTGTATATAGAGTTGTTGCTGTTGTTGCTGAGGGATTAGATTGCCCTAATACCTTATATGTTGTTGCCATGTGACTCCTTAAGTAAAGGTACTAGTAAGGTACCTAATAAAATTTTACTTGTACTGGTAAACAAGTAAAGGTTAATTGGTACGGGCTGCTTATGTGGGCTAAAGTGTCCCTATGAATTTGGTGCAAAAATCGGTTTTCCAAGGGGGCAAATTAATGCCTCTAATTTTACCCCACTCAACCACCGCTGGTATGGGCTTAATGAATCCATCTATTTTTGTTGATGATGATGGCGATATCTTAGTAAATATTCGTCATGTAAATTACACCCTATATCATTCAGAAAAAGATCAACGTTTTTTTAGTCCTTGGGGACCACTCTCCTATCTACATCCTGAAAAAGACCAACGGCTAGTTACGACCAACTACCTAGGCCGTCTTGACAAGGATTACAATCTAATTAATTTTACAAAAGTTGATTACTCAAAGTTAGATGTTCCATCTATCTGGGAGTTTGTTGGCGAGGAGGATGTACGCATCACGCAGTGGGATGGTAACTACTACCTGATTGGTGTGCGTCGAGATACCACGACCAATGGGCAGGGTCGCATGGAGTACTCCAAGATCGAATTAGATAAAGAGAATTGGACAGCCACAGAGGTACAAAGAGTTCGTATCCCGCCTCCTGTGGATGTTAACTCCTACTGTGAAAAGAATTGGATGCCTATCCTTGACATGCCTTATCACTTTGTTAAATGGGCTATGCCTACTGAGATTGTTAAGGCTAATCCTGATAAGTCTGAGTGTGAGCAGGTACTGGTAAAAGAAACTCCGCCGATTTCTCCTGATCAACGTGGTGGTACAAATGTAATTGCTTGGGGAGATTACTACATTGCCTTTACTCATGAGGTTGCACTTTGGAAAAATTATTTAAATCAAAAAGATTCCGTATACAGACATCGCATGATTGTCTGGGATAAAGAATTTAACTTTGTAGGTATTACATCCCCCTTTTCTTTTTTAGATACACCAATTGAGTTCTGTGTAGGGGCTACTCTTATAAAAGGAAAGTTAGTATTAACTTTTGGAGTTCAAGATAATTGTGCTTTCCTTCTTGAAGTTCCTAAGAAGGTTATTAATGAAATGATTACGGAGTCCATGTCTTATGGAAATTAAAGATGTAGCCTTAAAACTGGCTGAAAATCCTTTTGATGCCGAGATTAACTTTAACCTGGCTGCTGCTTATGAAGAGCAGTTGCAGTATGCATCTGCTGCAGGGTTTTATTTAAGAGCGGCTGAATACGGGTACAAGACTCAACCACTAATTACATATACCTCGTTATTAAAGATGGCCCTGTGTTGGGGTGCCCAAGGAGACAGAAATAAAACTGTATACAACAACATTATGCAGGCCATTGCCTATTTACCAAATAGACCAGAGGCTTACTTTTTATTGTCTAGAATTAAAGAGCGCAACAGAGAGTATCAAGAGTGCTTTACATATGCAGAGTTAGGTTTATTATTTGCAACTAATGCTCACAATCAACCACTTCCAGGGTACGTTGAATACAACGGCACATACTGCTTACTGTTTGAAAAGGCTGTTGCTAGTTGGTGGGTTGGACGCAGAGATGAAAGTAAAGCCTTATTCCAGCACCTACTAGATGATTACTCTATGACTGAAGAGTACATAAATGGATGTCTTAATAACCTAAAGTTGTTTAACTAATGTTTCCTAATTGGTTTAAAGATGTAGAAAAGTACTTTAGACATGTGCCAAGTGTTCCACTTCGTGCACTGCAAATTGGAACCTACACAGGAGACGCCACCGAGTGGCTCCTTAATAATCGAGAGATCGAATACCTAGATGATGTAGATACGTGGGAGGGCAGTAAAGAGACCGCCCATGAATCTTTGGATTTTGTTTCAGTAGAGGCTTACTATGATTCAAGATTCCCAAAGGATGGAAGAATCTTAAAGCACAAGATGACCAGTGATGAGTTCTTTATTCGTAACGCTAGTTCATATAACTTCATATACATAGATGGCGACCACACCGCCCTACAGACCGCTATGGATGGTTTAAATGGCTTCAGGCACCTGGAATCAGGTGGGGTGATGGCATTTGATGACTATCTATGGAACTACGGCGGTAAGGAGTACCTAGAGCCTAAAAGGGGCGTTGACTGCTTCCTCAATGTCTGTAAGGGTGAATATAACATCATTGAATCTGGCTATCAGGTATGGATTGAAAAGTGTTAGATAACGCCTGCTTTGAAGTCTTTCATATTGATACTGGAAATAGATTAAGAAACAAATCTTATGAGGGCATTTTAAAATCTATGTCTTTTTTGCCTCGTCTTGGCTCCCCTACTATATACTTAAATACCGCTGATAAGGCTGAAGCATTTGTTAATCAAACACCTAAATTTAAAGTAAATACAGTTACTGACTTTTGTAAGCCAGGGGAAACTTTTCCACCAAGTTCTGGGGTTGTGGGAGTTTGGGCAAGTACTTACTTGGCTTATAAAAAGTTTTTAGAATCTGATAAAGATGTGTTAATAATTTTTGAAGACGACATAGTTATTAGTAAGAATTTTAAAGTTATTGCTAAGATGTACATGAATGAACTTATGCCTATATGGGATTTCTTTTCACTTTTTGTTCCTGATGATTCTTTGTTTGCTTATAATGAATCTGAGCATGACTTAAATGAAAAGTATATTTGTAAATCATATCAACAGTGGTCTTGCGCTGGGTACGCAATTAGTAGACGGGGTGCAGAAAAGACTATTGCTGATGTTGAATTTAAAGGAATTAACTGCCCTATAGATTGGTATATATTTAATTTTCGAATAAAACAAGAAGAGAATCAAATAAAATTTAATACCTATACAGTAAAACCACAGGTGTATAAACCTATAAAGTTTTTATTAGAGGCAGCGCAATACAGTCAAATTCATAACGGTAGTACAGAATTACTTTAGTTACATTCCACCAAGCATTAGTACATCTGAAACTGAGGCTGTTCCTGAAGGAGAAGTTCCTGCCGTACCTTGAATTGCAGATCCTTGTACACCTTGAGAACCTAAAGTTCCTTGAGTACCTTGTGTACCCTGTGTACCAGCACCTGTAGTACCTTGAGAACCGAGTGTACCTTGAGTACCTAAAGTTCCTTGAGTACCAGTAGTTCCTTGGCTACCAACAGCACCTTGAGCACCAACAGTTCCTTGAGTACCTAAAGTTCCTTGAGTACCAGTTGTTCCTTGGCTACCAACAATGCCTTGAGAACCTTGAGTACCTTGAGTACCTTGAGTACCTTGAGTACCCTGTGTTCCCTGGGTTCCCTGGCTACCAGTTGTACCTAAAGTTCCTTGTGTACCAGCGGTTCCTTGAGCACCACTAATATTTTGATAATTAAGAGAAGTCCAAGCAGTTGTACCATCACCAATTTTAAATTTACCTGTGTCAGTTTCAAATCCAGATTCACCAGAAAACAGGATTGGATTTGCAGAAGTCCACTGTGCTGCTGTGCCTCTGCGAGATTGAATTCTTAGTGTTGACATTGATGATCTCCTAGATCTTTAACTTGCAACTTTTTACGGTTGTTGTACAACTCCTGCATCAATTCCTGTTTCAGTATAAACAGTATTGTAGGCTCCAGCATCTAAACTTGCGGTATAAACTGTAGAAAAAATTCCACCATCATAAAAATCAATTGGTGGACCATCTGGATATAAAGCAGTGCTCCATACTCCACCACCATCATATTCAGAGGTGTAATCTGAGTCTGGATAACCCCCGTCAGAGGTTGCTCCATAAGATGCTGTGCTATATAAGCCACCATCAATATACAGAATTTCCTCTGTTTGACTTGTAGGAAGAAATTCAAGCCAAACAGAGCCGTTATAAATCTTTAGACGTCCTAAAGATGTATCAAAATAAGCATCTCCAACATATCTACCAGTAGGTGTTGAACCTCCTGCAAACAGGTTTAATGGTACGAGTGCTTTTTTACTCACGTATTAAGCCTTAACTACTACCCTGTATGTTTCACCTGAAACAGGAGCAACTGCAAATCCGATAGTTACAGCAGATGTAGTTGATGCAACTACATCAGTAACTACTTCGTTGTAGGTAGCGTCTTGAACAGTTACTAACACATCTCGTGTTCCAAGACTGTGTGTAATTGTAAAGGTTGTTGCTGAATATGGAGATACTGGAGTAATAGTCTCTGCGTAAGTTCCAAGTTGACCAGAGGTACCTTGAGTTCCAAGAGTTCCTTGTGTACCTTGAGCACCAAGAGTTCCTTGGGTTCCTTGTGAACCTACAGTTCCTTGTGTACCTTGAGCACCAAGAGTTCCCTGGGTTCCTTGAGTACCTAATGTACCTTGAGTACCTTGTGCACCAGTTGTACCCTGTACACCAGTAGCACCGTCTAGGTTAATTGACCATGCAGAGTATGTTCCTGAACCTCTAACGTCATTAACGTTTACGACGAGTGTGTCAGTGTTTGCTGTGTAACTTACTACAGTTGCAGACATGTTGTTGTTTACATCGTAAGCAACTACTACGTCTTGACCTACTGAGTATGAAAGATTTGGATCAACCAGTACAAAACTTACGTTGTTTGCTACTGCAATTGAACGTGTAGTTGTAGAGGTTGTCTTGTAGCGATCAGATTGTCCTTGAACACCTTGAGCACCTAGTGTTCCTTGAACACCTTGAGCACCAAGAGTTCCCTGTGTGCCTTGAGCACCAGTTGTACCTTGGGCTCCAAGAGTTCCTTGTACGCCCTGTGCACCAAGAGTTCCCTGTGTGCCTTGAGCACCAGTAGCACCTTGAGTACCTAAAGTACCTTGTACGCCTTGAGTACCACCAGTACCCTGTGAACCGACAGTTCCTTGGATTCCACCAGTACCTTGAGATCCAAGGGTACCTTGAGTACCCTGCGCTCCTAGTGTTCCTTGTACGCCTTGAGTTCCCTGAGATCCAACAGTTCCCTGAGTACCTGTTGTGCCCTGTGTACCTTGAGCGCCTGTTGTACCTTGGGCTCCTAGAGTTCCTTGGGTTCCTTGAGATCCGACTGTACCTTGTACGCCTTGGGCTCCGAGTGTACCTTGAGTACCTTGGGCTCCAACGTCACCAGTACGAGCAAAAGTTACAAGAACTGCATCGGTATTTGATAAAGAACCAGCACCAGATAAGTATGTAATATCTAAATTAAAGAAACCTGTGTCATCAACCATTGAGTTGATTGCATACATTGCAAATACAGCCGCATTAGATTTCTTAGATACTTTTACGTGACCCTTAATTGTTGATGTAGAGTCATCAATAGTTGCTAAATATGAAGAGATGTTTGTTGCATTTACATCTTCATCATCAATTACAAGATGAGTTGCAGATGCTAAAAATGCATTATTAAATCGTATATTTGTTGAACCTGGGTCTGACATTGCGGTGGTTGTACTGTATGCATATTCAACAGTTACACCGCCAAAGTTACCTTCTTTACCTTGTAAACCTTGAGTACCTAGAGTTCCTTGTGTACCTTGGCTACCAACAGTTCCCTGTGCTCCAAGAGTTCCTTGGGTTCCCTGTGAACCTACAGTTCCCTGTACGCCTTGAGATCCAACAGTACCTTGGGTTCCTTGAGTACCAACACTTCCTTGTACACCTTGAGTTCCATCAGTACCTTGAGTTCCCTGTGCACCTACAGTTCCTTGTGAACCAACTGCACCTTGTGCACCAAGAGTACCTTGGCTACCAACAGTTCCTTGTGAGCCAACTGTACCTTGAGAACCAACAGTACCTTGAGTTCCTTGAGATCCAACAGTACCTTGAGATCCAAGGGTACCTTGAGTTCCTTGTGAACCTAATGTTCCTTGTACGCCTTGAGAACCAGTTGTTCCCTGGGTTCCTTGAGCACCGACATCACCAGTACGAGCAAATGTAAATAGAAGTTCATCGTTATTGCTAAAGGTTCCGTTACCAGAAACATAAGCAACGCCAACAGTAAACCAACCTGTTTGATCAGCAACACTAGCAATTGTATAAAGAGCAAAAACAGAAGTATTATTTTTCTTAGATACTTTTACGTGACCCTTAATAGTAGATGTTGAATCATCAATAGTTTGTAAGAAGTTAGAGACATCGTAGTTACCATCAGAAGGGTTAATGTCTAATGCAAGACTGGTCGCTGCGGTTAATGCAGCATTATTGAAACGAGCAAAATTATCGCCTGGGTCTGACATAGTTGTGCTAGTACTGAAGGTATATTCAACTGTAATACCACCAAATGAACCTTCAGTACCTTGAGTACCTTGAGTTCCGTCAAGACCTTGAGCACCTAATGTTCCTTGAGTACCTTGTGCGCCTAAAGTTCCTTGTGTACCTTGTGAACCTAAAGTTCCTTGAGTACCTTGTGAACCTAGAGTTCCCTGAGTTCCTTGAGAACCTACAGCACCTTGTGCACCTAAGGTACCTTGTGTACCTTGAGCACCATTAGAACCGTTTAAACCTTGTGCACCAGCAGTTCCTTGGGAACCTACTGTACCTTGTGAGCCAACTGCTCCTTGTGAACCAACAGTACCTTGACTACCTACCGCACCTTGTGTTCCAAGAGTTCCCTGTGCACCAAGGGTACCTTGTGTACCTTGTGCTCCAGTAGTTCCTTGAGAACCTTGACTTGCATTAATCCATGCAGTGCCATTCCATGTACGTAGATATAATAATACTGTGTCAAAATAAACTTGACCAACTACGGGAGATGCTGGAGCGGTCGCTAAGTTTTGTATTCTTGCATTTTGTAATTCTAATTTGTTTAAATCAATCGGGGTTAAAAACTTACGGGCCATTTACATTATCTCCTTAAGATAAATATGCTTTTCCTGAAAAGGCTTGGGAGAACGAGACCGTAAGTGAGTTCGAATTAGTATAAGTTATTTCACCTTCATATATTGTACCCCCAGAGTCTACAACTGTAACGTTAGGTTTAAATCCTAAATTATGAGTAATTATCCAAGAGGAACTAACTGCTCCTTGGGTATGTTCGTAGGCTAGAGCCTGGGGCTCTAGGGTACCGCTAGTTGTTCCAAAGTCCTGAGTACTAGAGGGTGTAGTTATTAAGATTACGTCATTTACTACAATTGGAACAGTAGTTCCTGGTCTTACGTACTGACTCATTCTGTTACCTCTTCAGTCTTAAATATCTTTCCTCTAACGTATGTGTGGGTAACTCCGTCTTTAGTTAACTGAACATCATAATAAGAGGTACTAGGCAACATACGTGTCTGTGTTCCAGTGAGTGCTAATTTTAGAGTACGAAGACCTGCTCCATCTGCTGTACCAACATTTGGAAATGTAATTGTAAAAGTTGCTATAACTCCAGGAATTCCTACGCCAAGAATCTCGGATTTTGCAGTATAGGTATCTACCTCAAAGTCAAGAACAATTGTAAATTCGTAGGCATCTCCCTCATAGACAAAGAGATCCTGAGTAACAACTGATACTGGAGTCTCCACATTGCCGTAGGTAGGAGTAGGCAGGTGGACACGAGTAGCGGCTGAACGGTCGTCGATTTCTTGTGGTTGAAAAATTGGCACGTAGTGATTAGTAGTCTTTGAAATTCTGCGAAAACTAAAGACATCAATCTTAAACATACCAATACCAAGTTGAGAACAAAGTTCTTTGTATTGTTCTTTTCTAGTTTGAATCATTTGCATCAATTGTTGGTATCTTTCAGATCGTGGTATTGTCACCCCATCTGGAGCAAAGACGTTAATATCAAAAGCGGCATCATTTGCTAAAGCATACAAAGCAAGAGTTGATGCGTAAACAACTACGGGATACTCTTCAAGTGTAGGAATATTCTGCAGACTAACACTGCGACCATAGGCATCGGTGTGGAAGGCTGAGTGTTCTAAAAACGCTATGTTTATGTAAGATTGAACTTCGTTTGTTGTAAAGTATCTAAAGTAGTTTCCAGCAACAATTATATCGTCACCATTAGCAGGTACATCATCAAAAACAAGATAGCCAGTTGCCTCTTCAACTTCAACATCCGCAGAGATCTCGATGCCATTTTTATTTACTATTAGGTTTGCTCCATCAAGAGGAGAATAGGGGACTAAAAACCTATTAGTAGTGCCATCTGTAGTAAAGGTGTAGACAAAAGATTTAGGGGTATCCCCAATTTCAGACCTTAAGCGATCCGCAAGGCTTGCAATCGTAGCCACATAACCTCCATTAAAATTCTATGCCAATCATCTCGTGTATTAAGAATTTATTCAGCGCAAAAAAAGGTCCAACTCCCAACTGGGAGGAGGGCGGGAACCAGTTGAGAGTCGGACTATTAACGACGGGCTAAATTTAGTTAGGCCGCCAAATATAGCCAAGTTGTTCTAAATAATTTGCAAGACTTGATGGAACTCTATATTTAACACCTGCTTTAAAGGTGTAAACATTACCCACTCCATAGGTCATCTCGTCAACGTCAGTAATTGTGCGGATGACTACATAGTCTCCAGCAGTTGATACTCCGACATTTTCAATATCATCTAAAACAAGAGGAACGTCTGGTTTTTTAGGATCGAATACATCCTTTTCCAAACTCTCCGCCTCAATTTGAGTAGCGATAGAAAGTTCTTCTTTACGCTTCTTTAGTTCTGACGCATTCTTTTTTGTTGCTTGTTCCGCTGCTCTGCCTGTTGCATCAAGCGGACTTGTTTGTGTATTTGCCACGATATTTATTCTCCTAAGTTAGTTGTTGATGGCTGGGAGCCAAAGAAGGAGTATGGCTCCCAGACATCAGGGTAAATCAATTAGTTGGTGTAAACCTTACAGATCGCTTGATCTGTGATTACGCCAAGACCCCAAATTGCGTACCAAGCAAGAGCGTGCTCACGACCGAAGTCAAGAACGCCACCATCACGTAGTTCAACAGGGAGTGAGATTGCGTGACCAAATGCATTGTCACCAATCATGATTGCTTCATAGATGTCTGCAGTCCAACCAGACTCAGAGGTGAAATAACCTTTTTCTGCTGTGTAATCTGCAGATACTGGGTTACCACCTTGTCCTGGGGCTGTGTTAGCCTTTACAGGAACTTCATACTGATTTGCTGGAGCACCAACGTTAGCGGTGTAGTTTCCGTAACTTTCTGCAGCAAGTACTTTTCTAACCTGTGTGGTTTCGATAAATACTACGTCATACAGACGTCCGATTTCACCTAACATGAAGTTACCTGGAGCAGCGTACTTAGTTACTTCGATGAACTCTGGGTTCGAACGAATATCTCGTGACTGCTTTGGATGAACGAACATTACGTATGTCTCGCCTAAACGAGGGATGTTCTTACCAGCAAGGGTAAGAGCGGCATCTTTTACAGCACCTGTTGATAGGTTAAACCCACCATCAAGTTCTGCAACTGCTGTTGCTGCTGTGCCTTCGTTGTACCAATCGTTAACACCTTGTAGTGCTGAACGGTTGTATCCAAAGACTGCTGAAGTTGCAGCAGAGAGAGTGTTGCGTGCTTGTACATCTAGGTACTGTGCCATGTGGCGACCTAGAAGACGAGATGCCGAAGCCATTACATCATCAAATGATGCATTAAGAAGCAATTCAGAAACAGCAACGGCATAACCGTGCTCTGCAACTGTAATTGCGATTTGCTCTGCAGTAAGTGCGTTTGTTGTCATACGAACGCCTTCTGTAAGAGGAGTTGGATCAATTGCGAAGTTCTTGTAACGAAGGAAGTTCACACGAAGACCAGGTGCTACACCTAGTTCAGTCTTCTTAACTGCGAATTGTTCGAAACGAAGAATTGGCATTGCCTGGAACAAAATTTCTTTCGACCAGATTGTTTGAATTGCTTGGTTCAGGCTTGTATTTGAGCCTGAGTAAGCGGTTGGGGCGCCTGCGAGTTGCCCTGTACCTGTAATTGCACTTGCCATTTAGGTCAAGTCCTTTCCTAGTAGTTGTTTGGGATTAACCGAACAGTCCCTGACCACGATTGCTGGCTGCTGTGCCAAGTAGTTTGGCTCTTTGTTTCGCATAATCCGCCAATGACATTTCCCTGATCGAATCAGGTGAGTACGATTTTTGTTCCGAATCATTATCGAGGGGTCCTGCGGCAGGATTAGTAATTCTAGTTCCTGCCATTTGTTGTCTTGCGCTTTGCATTGCTTGTTGAGCAGATGACAAAATTCGAGCAGATTTTTCTTTCAACATTGCGATGCTCTGCTCTACTTCATCTGCACTGTTGCCGTCAATCAAGTCAATCAATTCAGGAACAATATTTTCCCGCTCTTGCTCAACTCTTTGTTGACGATAATTCATAACTTCTTGAAACTTACGTTCCTGTTCTAACAGAGCAAAGGCACGTTCTCTCTCAAGACGCTCAGCCTCTAATTGAGCCTGAAATTCTTGCTCCTTCTTTTTTAGGAGGTCTTTAAAAGAAAGTTCAGATTCTTCTTCTTCTTTCTTCTGTGCTTCTTTGCGAAGTAACTCTTCAGCATTACGTTGTTCACGTTCTGCTTCTTTAGCGGCTTGTTCTTCACGAGCCTTCTTTAAAGATGAAAGTTCTTCTTTCATCTTTTCCATTTGTGGGTATAACTTTGCTTTTTCTTGCTCACGAGCCTTAGCAATGTCATCTGCGCTATACACAGAACCTACCTCACTTGGATTTTCTTGTGCTGGAATTGCAGCCAGTATTTCTGGTGACAATAAATCAGCGGCTTCTACTGTATTTTCCATAGGGTTCACTTATCTTTCTTGGGTCGTTGTCCGAATGCCTTTCGGCGTATCACTGGGTTTTAACAAGACAATTGCATTACATTTAAATGCATATGTCTTGGTAAATTCTGATTTTACATCAGAAATCTAATTAATCCCTGTCTACTGTCCTTCTTTGTGGAATTTTTGTTCCATAAGCATCAGTGACAAGTTTGTTTCTTATCTCAGCCTCAGCCTGAACCTCAATCTCTTTACTCTCCTGGCTGGCTGGATTTAAGGGATTATCAGGATCTTGAGGACCTTGCATTCCGTCTCCCATTACATCACCATCACCTATAACGGTAGGTTGCATTGGAATAGCACTATTGCCATCAGGTCCTGGCATCATTCCAGTCATATCCATAATTTGTTTTTGAATTTGAATCTTTATTAATTGCAAGGCACCATCAGCCTCAGCATCAGCCATAAGTTCGTGACGAATTTCAAGCAATTTTTCTTCTGGGAATTCTTCACCAAGTTGACGCAAAGCACCTTCTTTTGACTCTAATCCCATTCCTAATTTGGTTTGAATCTCGTTTAATACAATCAACTTATCAAGAGGAAGTGGTTGTGGGAATTGTGCATAGTTAATGTAAGTAACTGGATCATTAGGATCTAATTGTGTGTATTGACCTTCTTTAATTGGTCCATCTTCATCTGGAGTATAGGTAAAGGTTTCTGGTTCTTTAACTGCAAGCGTCTTTAATACTAACTCGTTAATTTTTTCTAAGCCTTTTCCGTATTGGGCTACCTTTTGTGAATAACGATTCATCAATGGTTGATATTGAATAGATAGTGCTACACCAGAAGTGTTTGAAATTGGTTGAACTTGTCCAAGCGCAGTTTCTGGAATGTTCATAAGTTCATGCATAGATCTTTTTAGAAGTTCTAAGTATTTTAAGGCTCCGTCTATACCTTGTGCACCGCCTTCTAAGTTGAAGACTTGGGCGTCTTTTGGAAGACCGCCCCAAACCTTCTTTGCGCCCTTTTCTAAGTTAGAGGCTTTAGCACCCACGATTACCGTTACTGGTGATGCGTGGTAGTTAATGATGTCTGCAACATCAGTGCTAATTTCGTTGTATGCACGGTTTATAGTGATGATGTCGTGTGCGTCTGAGAGACCCCACGGTGATCCTGAAACAGGAACATTAGGTATGTGAACTACAGGGATTACGCCAAGTGGATTTGGTCGTGAATCGATTAGTTCGTCGTTGACATACTCTTCAATTATGTCATCGGTAAGAATTTCAGTGTAAGTAAATACTTGACGAGTACCCTCTAAAGAAGTTCCCCAAAAACGATACTTTTGTTTAAATCTTAATAATCTTGTTCTATCATGTGGATGAAATTCTGGAAAGCAAAAGGATGAGTTCATTGGAAGAATACGAACACGACCAGGATGCAATAGATTTGCAGAGTCTGTCCAAGGTTCTTCGTATGCTACTTTTACAAAGCAATCCCCAGTAATTCCGCCTTGTTGTCCCATCTCAAGAAGGACACGCATTTTATCGTTATCTACTTCCCAAACACGTTCCAACCTGTCAGGTACAATCGCTTCAGTCGCTTTTGGAGAGCGAAAGTGAACGCCACGACCAAAAGTAAAACGGGAAAGATAATCGTTAAAAGCCCGATAATAGTTAACGGCGATTTGCATCTCACCTTGCTCACGACGATACCCCCAATGATGTCCTAGATACATTGCCCAGTTAAGTGAGTAACGGTTTAAACGAGGACCGTGAACCTCAAACTCTTCATCAGCAAGTTCTACTAATCCTAATGGAGAAATAGAAATAGTTAAATCAGAAGATGCCGCTCTATATGACGGCGGACTAAAGTCCAAAAATGACATTACTTCTTGCCTTTATCTTTTTCTTTGTTAGATTTTTTTACGTCTTTTTTATTTTCACTTTTTTTACTATCTTCGTTTTCTTTTTTCTTTTTAGCCATATTAGCACGACGACTTGCTTCAGTAGTTTCAATATACTGTCCACCTGCTTGTTGATACTTTTTACTAACCCAAGCACTTGCACCTGGATTTGGATAAGAAGAATATTTAGCCCGTGCCTGTGCAACAAACATTGCATACAATTTTGGATTACCAGGTTTACGCATTTACGTCTCCTCCGTAGATGACCAATCTCCGCTCATACCCTATAGCATGAACGGAGTTAGGTGTTAATAAGTTACTTAGTCGTTTACGACTGTTGGTGATTGACGTTGTGTACGTCCACCTGAACGAGCAACTGTCTCAATCTGAGCGGCTGAGTAGTCGTTCATTGTTCCATGTGCAAACTCACCAAGATAAGTTGGTGCTTCTGCCCATGAAGCAGATCCTACGTGTGCACGCTCTGCTAATGTTTCAGCAGCAGATTTTTGCCATACTGGAGCATTACGGTTTGGACGACCAGCCGCAGCGGCAGATCCTTGTTCCATTCCTAATTGAAAATCGTTTGGAACATCAGTATCAGTTGCAATACCTTCTTCGAAACGAAGTGGTCCACGGCGTGTTTCGTTGCCTGCACCCTTCATCTCATATACTTGTGGTGCACGCTCTGGGAAACGAGGTGCTGGTGATATTGTCATTTATGACTCCTTAAGGATTGATTTGGGAAAGGCCTTTTCCTTGGTAATAGTTTCCACCCTTTTTAGGCTTTTGTGTGGGTTAACTAGAAAAAAGGATTACTAGAAGAAACAACTTCTGGCATAACGAGATCTTGTGTTAAAGAACACGCTATACCCAAACTATCCACAAAGTCATCATGAGCGTATGATTCATCAGGTGCAGCAACCAAAAAATTTGGACCCTTGTATTGAACCTCAGCATCAACCATCTGTTGATAAAACCGTTTCCAAGTCCGAAGTCGTCGAGTTTTGGCATGAGAAGGCCAAGAAATCATCTGACGTTGAATTAAAGCCTGCAGATGTTTCCACCTTTTGGATTGCTCTGAAGGGCTGGATGTTATAGGCATTACCTCTGCTCGTGGTAATAAAAGTTTTAAACGTTGAGCAACTGCGTCACCAACACCGTTAGCATCTACACCAACTGCTAATACATCATAGTTACTTAAGAAGTTAACAATTTGAAAGTACTGTTCTTCCCAATCATCACCCTGTAGTTCTAACCAATTAAGGATTCGATGATCAAAATAACCAAACTCGTCAGGACGATCCCAATCAACCCAAACAACAGTAACAACTGTACTGTCAGTTTTGCGAGCAGGGTCAATGCCGACAACAACTGGGGTCTTGTGCCATACTTTAACAAGTTCTTGAGAAGTGTCCCCCAAGTTATCCATAATCGTAGAAGTAACAAACATACCCCTTTCTAGTAACCACTTGCAATTGTAAGACATTTGAAATTCATCAGATTCTTCTCCGATACGTAACATCTCTTTACGAATAAACTTTTCATAATTTGGATTAAATTTAGAAACATCTTTCCAATCCCATTGAAAATGATTTTGTCTATTACCCTTAGTAGTTTGTCTTCTACGGTTTAATTGAATAGATCTATAAAAGTTATTTTTACTTGTAGTTGGCGTTCCAGTTTTAACCATAGTTCCTGCGTAGTATGCAAGCATAGGAGAAATAGATTTAGATACAACAAAATCATCTGCTTCTTGACACTCGTCAATAATAATTAAATGGAAAGATTTAGACTCAATCTTTGCACGAGGGTTAGCAGTCATCATAGTAATTGTTGAGCCAGAGTTTTTTAATTTAATTTGACGAGTTACTCCACCAACACGAACTGCAGAGTCATCAATTTCAACATCCCCCATAATGTCTACGGCTCTTTCCGAAGTTAGACGTGTAACGGCACGACCAAACAATGTTTCAGCCTGAGATTCAGTAGGAGCAAATAACCCAACCCATACTCCATCATTAAATTTACCTAATAGATCTGGATAAAGTTTTGCAAGACGTGGAAGAAGAATCATTAAAGTTGCTACAGTATCCGCAACAGTTTCAGATTTTCCTGACTGACGTGATGCTAACGCAGTTACTTCTTCACCATCATTAATAATTACTGATTCCATAATCCGTCGTGCCAGGGGCTTTTGATAAGGGTGTAAATCATGTCCTACAAGGACCTTTAAAAAGTCCATCATTTTATCTATTAATTTATTTACAAATTCTTGAGATAATTCATCTAACTTTTCTTCAAAGTTTTCGTCAACAGGTTTTTCATCACCTAGATAAAACTCAGGATTGATTTCTTCAAACTTATCTTTATCGTATCCAGATTCCATAGTGTCCTTATTAAATAGCGAAACCCATCACTAGGATGGGTTAACGCCTGACCTGTAAGAGAGTAAGACAGTTAATCATAACACAGTTTTAGAGCGTCGCTTTAATTCTCTAGCAATTGCTTGGAATGCTTCAGCACCCATAAGGATCTCATCAAGATCTGCTTCACTCTGCAGCCTTTGCCAAATTGTAATATGTTTGCCAATCGTATACATCGACTGCTCCATCCATGAGATCAAATCTGGAGTAGGGATTATTGCCACCCGCTTCTCTATCCGAGTCTGGGGCTGGTGTCCAACCTGCTTCTTCTGAAAAATCTTCATAAGTTAAATCCCGCCTTCCTAATGCCAAGTTTAATGCTTCTTCCTCTGTTCTAGTACCCGCCCATTTGCCAAGGGCCAAGGCTTTATACCTAGGTAAGCGTACTATAAAAGGTGTAGATGTCCTATATGGCGGCTCAATCTCTTGCGTCCAGCCACGAACTATAACCTTGAACCCCCACTTAAATGGGAAGTTAGTCAATTGAATGAAGTACTTGGGTCCGATATTGTGTACCTTTGGCATTACTACCTTCTCTTTGATTGTTTTGTACTCTGTTTCTTTGTTCCACCGTAATTTTGTTTTCCTCTATTTTTTAATTGTAGTGCACGAGTCAACTTATACAGAGATTGACGTGCGTATGAAGGAACGTTATTCATATCTGCTGGACCTCGTGGATGATAATCCAACTCTTGATAAATAAACTGTCCCTTTGATACACGGGACTTAAATGCCTGCCATTGAACGGGACTCACCTCGTAGTAGTTATAGAAGGTTCCATCACGAAATACTACCGTAATTACTTCACGACCCTTGTCATACCCAGCAGCAACAGTGCGTGGACGTTCTGGATTGGTTGTAGAAGTTGGTACAACTGATAATGGTGCTGGTGCGTTTGATTCACCTTGTTGAGGACCCTGTTCACCAGGAACAATTAACTCTCCAGTATCTTCATCAACATCATATGATTGACGATAAGCAGAGCGATCAACAAACTCTCCTTGAGAGTCTATGTAGTAGACATCGCTATTTAATCCTGGCGCTAGTGCTTGGCCCGCTAAATTTCTAGAGGCAGCAGTGTTGGTTGATTGAGGATTATAATAACCCATTGATTCATTTGCATTTAATAAAGATACAGTTTCAAAGAACTCGCCCTTAGATGCGGCGGTAGGTAATCCTGAAAAGGGACTCTGTCCTAGTAGGTTAAACATTCCACGGGTTTCTTTTTGAGAAAACCCATAGACAGAACCTGCTCCTATTGCTTGCTGTAACTCCTGTGCAGACGGAAGAGCCGCTTTTTTACCACGGGCTGATCCCCCGCCTGCTACACGAGCCATATTAATTACTTACTTATGCCCAAGAAGTAATTGTAATTGAACTGCTCTTTGTCTTGCTGTTTGCACCTGCAGCAACTGATTGAGTTTTTACAGTTGTTGTTGCACCAGTTACTTTAGTTCCAGGTGTAATACTGCCTGTATCTGCAACTGTCCATTCTGAACCTGCAATAATAAGCGTGCTTGCTGAACCACCAGTTATAGTCCAAGTACCAACAAGTGCTGTTGGAATACCTGTACCTGTTGCAATAGTTACCTTAGTACCTACAGGCCATGTACTTGTTCCACCAGAAACATATACCGTTGCTGCAGTAGTAGCAGTTACGTTAATACGAGTTGGTTGAGTAGCAGTGTTTGTTACACCAGTTGTGTTAGTGATACTGCCTGCAAGATAACCAGAATCCTTTAGAGCATCAACTGCTTCTGTAGCGGTGTAGCCAAGTACATTTGGAGTTTTAATATAAGCAACGCCAGCAATTTCTTCTCCTGGGTCATTTGCTGTAAAGAGTGGATAACCACCCCACCCTGATAATGCAATGTCATGAATTGAAGCATCTGGATCAAGACGACCAGGGGTACCAACTACTCCTACGGCATTTGGACGGTCATCATTTGGTTGCATAGGTAAATTTCCCCATACAAAATCTACTGCTACTTGCCCACTTGTATCTAGCAAGTTCCCTACGTTATTTACTGCCATTTTGTTCTTCTTTCTCTATAGAGTTAGTATTCACCTCATGCGCTTAGAGGCGCCTTAAGTCTACTTAAAATCATCACAGTTATGGTCTTTAAGTTCGTTTGTTTCTAATATGGAGTCACAATCTTTACATTTAAAGAAATGAACAGCATCTAATGCTACATGTAATGAATCTGAGTGATACTCACTTTGATCCATCTGTGGTCCAGCCAGAACCTCTGGAGGAAAGGGTCCCCTTGGACTATGGGAGGCTGTTGGTATGGCATGACCTTGTACCGCAAATTTGCGAATAACCTTCATTTATTCTTCCGACTTTTTTGAAGCCTTCTTAACTGGTTTAGGTTCTTCTATTGACTCTGTTGTACTTGCGGAAAGAGTTTCTAATGCACTTTCTTTTGCCTCTTTAAATTCCTCTGTAATCTTTAATAGACCAGCACGTCTTCTAGCATCTAAAAATTTTGGAAGATCTTTACCGCAATAAAGTACGGAATTTTCTTTTGAAATTTGATACTCATACATTGCATCTTTATCACAATTAACACATTTCATTTACCACTCCAATCCGTGAGAGAACTTCTTGCTCTCTGTGTCTACATCTGCTCCACCACTCATTGGTCCTGGACGTGATGGTTCTGGGAATACCCTAGAGAGTTGTTCCTTCATTTGTGGGTCAACCTCTGGATGATCTGAAAGATTTTGGGCTTTAGTCCAAAATTCTGGAGGATACATTCCAAAGTTTCGTAAAATTTGTCCGTGAGTCTTAATAGTCGGGTTATTAGAAACTCGTACAGCAAAATTTAAAATCTTCTTGTCAATAGCAGTTAGTGGATTTTGACGAGAGTTATAGCCATCATTAAAGTCATTGTACGATTTATGACCCTTATCTATTGCCCCAGCCATTATTGCGGTCTCTTTCCGCCCCTGTTCTTCTTAACAGGCACTCTTCCTGGCTTTTGAGTAGTTGGCATCTTAGGAGTATAACTTGCAGAGATACCTCCGTGTGTAATAGATACCTGTGCTCCTGGTTGTGCAAATCCTTGAATAGTGTTTGCAAAGTGAGTTGCTCGTTCGTGCTTACCTTGTTCTGCTCTTTCAGAAAGACGAGCCTGTTGTGCTGTATGTTTTTTAGTTGCTTCGTAATTAACCGCCCCCATCATTACAGCATGTTCTATATTTGAGGCTTGGTATGCATTATGTTCTTGCATAGGGTTAGCAATTGTTTTTTTAGACAGTGCTAATGCCGTCTTAAATAGATTAGGACCCTTACCAATTTCATAACTCATAGGTCTATCATCCCCTATATCTTTTGGTCAGACTTGTTAACTGACAGGCATTCTTCAATGCTGATAAGACGTTCGCCCATCTCGACAAAGGCCTCCATAAGGATTCCCTGGTTATCATATAGTTTGTTTACTACATCTTTTGTTGACTTTCCACCATTACTGGAAAGTTCTCCGTCAAGGCGGTTTAATCTTTCCATTACTCCTGCAGTACGATCTCGGCCTGGAGACTCCTCTTCTCCAGACCAATCTCGTTTAAAATCTTCAAACCAACTCATAAATGAATCTGCCTTTTCTTTGTAAGGTTGGAGTAATTGACGAAGTCCTAATAGGGCTGCGGTTATTATTCCTACCGTTGCAAAGATAGTGATTATCATGTTGTCGGTCATCCGATTTGTTTTGCCTTTCTTGAAGTTACTTCTTAGCGCCTAATCCGTAGGACGCATCCTTTGGATTTAACGCCTTGGCTAGTGGGCCAAGAAGACCAGCAACAAAAGCGTTTGCTAAAGTCTTTGGGTCATTAATACCACTCATGTATAGAGCGGCACATGCAGCAAGTGCTGCACGTAGGTACGTGGCTGCTGCTGCTTGTAGTGCTTTCTTATCCATACTTCTCCTTACAAAATGCCCAACCTCGGAGTAAATGGTCCCTTAATCTTCTCGATTACGCAGTGGATACGTAACAGCCCATGCAATTAAAGTTCCAATAATTGCATATCCAACGATAGTTTTTGCACTTCCATCAAGTACAACCCAAGCAATAAACATTCCTAGGAGTGTCCATAGTTGGTCAACCATATCTTTAAGTAGTTTCATTATTTAGTACGTCTCCTAAACGTTCTCTTTGGTTTGTCATTACCAGAGGCAGGTCCGCCACCAGTTCCGCCACCTTTTGGTGCTGTGCCTCCAGTGCTACCTCTTGTTGTACCTGCTGCATTTGTAGCCGCAGATGTGGCTGCACCTGTTGCTGCATTAATTGCTGCCCCTGAAGCAATTACTGTTGCAACAACCATCTTTGTTGCTTCTTCACGTTCTTGTAGACTCATGTCTGCACCAATATTTAATACGGCTGTTAGTGCTTGACCTGGATCATTAAATATTGCGCCAACAAATTCAGAAGGAGATTCCAAAAGTTGTAAGGCTGCAGCAACTTCTGCAACAATTATAACTTGATTCCCATTTTCATCTTGTCTAACTTCTACAGGAGTTGTTGCTGGAAGATCTTCGTAAGTAAGTCCTGCATCTTGTATATCTTCTGCAGTAACTGCTTCGCCATTTGCCGCTTCAATAAGAGCCTCTGCAACTACTGTTCTTTCTGCTTCAGTAAACTCACCATCTGCTGATAAAACCTCGGATAGATTGTTAACTTCATCAGAGGTAATTTCTCCATCTGCACTTAAAGTATCTAAAATTGTTTGTGCATCAGATGCAGATAGTTCGCCATTATCAACTAAATCATCTATCATAGAGCCAAGTTCTTCTACAGTTAGAGGTGGTTCAGATGCAGCATCGGGAATTGGTTCAGGCGTTGGAGCAGGCTCGGGAGCGACTTCAGGTTCTGGCTCAGGAGCAGTCTCAGGTTCTTGGGTTGGTTGTTGCACTTCTTCAACAGGGGCGTCAACAACAGGTTCAGGAGATTGCTCAACAGGTAATGGTTGAAAATCAGGAACTCCTTCATAGACTGGCTCTGGTAGAGGCGGAAGAACTGGTTGAGGTGCTGGAACCTCGGGAAGTAAACTAATAGCAGTAGTTAACTCCTGAGCCTTTGTAGTTAATAGTGTTTGTAAACTTGTTTTTGTAGATACCGCTGAATTTAAAGTATTGATTAATGAGGTTGTGTTAATAGCATTTATTGCTGATGTGTTTGTAGTGTTCTGAGCAACTACTGGACTAAGGCTTTGGTTTAGTGCTGCAATTGTTGCGTTTGCTGCATCTACTGCTGCCTGAACTGTTTCTGTATTTGGATCTACATAAGGCGTAAAGGCAGGACCTTGACTTATATGTCCAGCAAACCCAGCGCCAGAATTTGTATCTGTAATTGGAATAAGTGTTCCATTAGTTGTTTCTCTTACATTAAACCTTGCATTATTTGGTATTGGTCCAGTTGCAGTGACATCTGCAATCCATGCGCCATTAACTGGATTTACATCAGCATTAAATCTTATTTGAGCCATTTGTGTAGAAGCATCTTGTTGTGGGAATGGACGAAGATCCCAAGCAATATCTAAACTTGTTCCAGTAGTTGCATACGTAATTCCAGTTCCTGTGCTCCAAGTTGTCCAATCATATCCAGCAATAGAGACTGATGGAGCAGGAGGGGTTGAAGAGTAATACCAACCATCATTAACTCCAAAAGTTATTGTGGCATTAGAACCTA